TGGCGATTATATCGCTGCATCTACGAGCGCATCTTTTCAACAACGCTGTCAGGCCTGTATTTCCCAACATTCAAACTATACCAAGCAAACGTGGGCGCATTATCCGAATCAAGACTTAACAGTCTATTCGTCTAATCGTCTACCGTCTGTATGGTATGGGTCAACTCCACCATCACCTCAGCCTCGGGTCATAAGTAGGCCTGAGGAAAGTCAACTCTTCATAGAAGAGACGACGTCTGAGTATATGCGATGGTTAGTTGATGTGAATGTTGCGCAGCTTCGTTGGAACCCTTCGCTTAACTGGCGAAGGTGGACCGATGCGGCTGCGATGGCTAATAACCTACTAAAGGGACTTATTAAGTCCTTAAAGTAACTGAAAAACAAGGAGTAGTACTCCATGTCAGCAGTGACATTGTCGATTAAGAGCCAGGACAGCTCGGGTATAACCTACGCTGATCCTGCAGATCCGAACTGTTCAATACGGTTCCGCTCTACAAACGCCGTTAAAACTCTTAACGGCGTCAACGTCAAGAATTACGCTACTGAAATAATCGTTAATGACGATTATCCAGTAACGGTAAATGGCGTTGCTGCCCAAGACGCGCTTTCTATTCGAGTCCGGGTTTCCGGAGCTCTTGAGTCGAAAACGCGCCTCCGCAATCTCTTGGTTTCTCTTGCAGCCCAATTGGGTACGTGGGAGACTGAGAATGTTATGCAGGGCTTTCGACCGTCGACGGCTCCTGTTATTACAACCCCTTGATGTTAACAGTATGGTGTTGTTAACATCATACTTTACGTCAAGGTAATTGTATGAAACAGGAAACCCTTCTTCGGAGAATGCAATGCATGACAAAGGCTCAATCCAAGCTGTTAATCTTCATTTGCGTGACTTCACTCATCATATTAAGTTTGATGGTGAATTGTCACGTACAGCTCGTTTCGCCAAAAGCAAACTGGCTGCAAAATTTGAAGAACCCACTTCCGACAACGCCGCCGAGCGTCGAAAAGACGCCTGGTCGCGATGGATCGGAAGCGACGGAGGTCTCCAACGAGGACGACTATTAGGTCCACACTGGGCTAAGGCGCGTCTTATAGTGCACGAGATCCTAGATGATTTTCATTTAGGAGACCTCGTGTTCACCAATGGTTCATCTTTTGAACCTCTTGGTAACCGTGTTTCTGTAGCTTGTAAACTTACAGAGACGTGGACTATCACACATGATTGCTTTGATCTCTTTGCCAAATACTCTTATTGGCACAGAGCATTGAAGTTCTCATGTAAGAAGCGCTTTGAAAGCTACTGCAGAAGGAAGGGGCTATCACTTTCAGCCGTGAATAAAAAGCTTTATCGTCGATTTAGGTTTTCTCCTAATATCGGCTTTGAAGCTTATAAATTCAAGCTGTGGTGTGTAGTTACCTTCGTTCAGGGTAATAGATGGTCGACTGTTCCTAAGAATAATCTTAAGGATCGGTCTATCTGTCTAGAGCCCCTCTGTAATATGCTTGTCCAGCGTGCTGTTGGACTTGGGATTCGAGCTTGTCTTCGTGACAAACTCGGGATCGATCTTGATACTTTGGCTAATCACCATCGTTCAAGAATTAGCGACCCAAAAGTCGCTACTATCGATCTTTCTGATTGTAGTGATACGATCAGCATATGGTTGACCGAGTATCTCCTACCTAAGAGAGTACTTAACAAAGTACTTGCTAGCAGGTCAGTGATGACCCTTGGGCCCGATGATAACTTTTATGTTATCAATAAGGTTTCTAGCATGGGTAACGGATATACGTTCGACCTTATGACTCTCATACTAACAGCACTAACCAGGTCTTTCGACCCAACATCAACTGTATTTGGCGATGACATTATATGTCAAAACCAAGTCGCAGACGATGTGGTTGATAGTCTCAAGATAGCCGGTTTTACTGTTAACCAAGAGAAAACTCTTATTAACAGTGACTATCGAGAGTCGTGCGGCGCCCACTTTATAGATGGTGAAGGTTATATAACCGTCTTTGATATAAGATGGCTAAAAACCTTACATGATCTTATCGTTGCCTGTAATAAGGTTGCGATATTATCATACATCTATGGAGAGCCGTTTACGTCTCTTATGAAGACGATCTGGACATGTGTCCCTGTCACCTTGCTTGGGGCGACAGTTGAAAGGCCAACTGTCCACATGGGCAGGCCACCATCTTATGATCTCGATACATATATTCGTTATGGGCCCACAATTTATGTGAACCCTAAGAAGAATGTATTGAGAACACTGCGGAGATTCTCCGGCTCTTGCCACAAAACGGGACGTTATTCAGTCGCGTTAGGGGTTGAGTGTCGGTTGGCTCCGGCGAGTCATCAACTTAGTAGTCAACAGTGGGATGTATTTTTCCAATATATCCGTAACTCGAGACTATCTAGGAAGATTCCTCGTATGGTGTTTAAATCTACCTTAGTAGCGAGAGTAGGCGAAGAACAAATCGACTTCGTCCGTGCTCTGCTCCCCAAGTGATTGGGGAAAGGTAGTGGGGTTAAAGGTTCTTTTCGCTAGCTTTCTATAAAGAAAGCAGCGGGATTATAGAGGATTGCGC